AAGAACTCCATTTACCCATTCAGCCTTTTTCCCGGCTGGTACATCAATTCTGATTTCCATTTTTTAATGCTTTTACAAGTGATAAATCAATTTCTTTATTCTCTCGCAACTTCTTGATAAGCCTTCCAGCACGGCGTTTCTGATTGAAGACCTTTGTACTACTGTTGTCGGCTTTCATCTCGACGAAGGCAGTCAAGAAGTCTATAATCTCACGCCGTTGCTGGTTGCTTATCAAGTGCATAATCGAAAGTGTTAGAATGGCAGGTCGCCGTCATCGTTAGGCTGATTGAACGCTTGCTGCGGTGCTGCAGATGTCGCTGCCTGCTGCGGAGGCTGGTTGTTGTCATACCTGCTTGGTTTTAGATCGCCGATGTAGTAATTCGCTCCGTCGCGTTTCTGCTCTGCCTTTACAGAGGCTTTCACATAGTGAGTTGCGCCGAATTGTGAAGGCTGTCTGCGTTCTCCAATCTCGATGTTTAGGTATTTCTTGCCGTTCTTACCAACCGTTATAAGTTCCTTCGGAATATCCGTAAGGCACAATGAACCATAAAATCCTGCCATAACTATTTCAATAAAAATCTGCGTGAGCCGGGAACGGTGTACTGATAGCCTGCATAGATTTCCGGCTTCTCTGATGCAAACCTCTTCTCGTCGAACTTCGTACTGTCCTTCGCCGCTTTCCAAGTAGCAAGAATGGTCGGTTTCGCAAGGCTGCTACCTGGAGCAACGAGGGCTTCCGCGTCACCAAGAGCCATTTTGATAGCACTCTCGATATCCTTCTTGCGCGTATCGAGTGCGCTCAACTCCTCTTTTATCTCCTTCAATTCGGCACAGCACTTCGCAAGTTCCTCGTCGGCTTCTACCGTCTTGCCCGCGATGTGGCGAGGGTTTTTCAGAAGCACATCATCAACATTGATTGCGAGAGGTTCTATACCGCCAACGATGTTGTCAATCCAAAAGCGGTCAACCTCTTCAATCATATAGTCGTAGAACTCCTTATCGAAGGCTAAATCACGGTAGCCGAACTCGCGTCCCATAGTGAGCCAAGCAATTGCGCCCTGCTCCAATTCAGCAACTCCCAACTGATATTGAAGCTGACAGAACCAATGCTGTGGCAGGCTATCGCCGTCCACTTCCATTTGTGTTGTCTTACACTCCAAAATACCTTTATTGCGGTCTGACTTCGGTCTGCCCGGTATCCAAAAAGTGCGGTCGGGAGATACGCGCAAATATTCCTTTTCATTATTGACTATGAGCCAGTCGCCAGCGGAAGCCTTGATGATTTCTTTGCCCGTTTCATCGCGGTAGAAGAGCGAAACAGCGTCCTCCAAGTAATGACCAGCACGCATAGCGAAGTTCTCTTCCTTCGGTGCATCAAGCCCCTTCTTGCGTCGCCACAATTGATACGGAGTTTCAAATGGGTTCAGCCCGAGGATAGTTCCGACCTCTGACGAACCGATACCGCTTTCGCGGTGGCGCAACCACTCGCGGCGGTCTTTGGGTCTGATTATAGTATATGACATAGCGATTACTTTAAGATGTTGTCAATAGCGATTTTCAACTCTGCTTCTCTGATAATGCTTCGGGCTGGATGATTTTTGTCTTTGAGACAACCCGAAACGGCTTCGACGAGGTCTTGGTGCTTACCAATGATAGCTGCAGCGATATTTGCGCTGGTGCTATTTTCATCAGATGATGTTTTTTCAAATGCTACGACTATGATAGCACGGTTCTCCTTGTTCTCTTCCTGCCAACTTGAAATGGCTGTTTTCAAATTTTCGTTCATAAGATTTTGTTGTTGTGGAGCATATGCCCCGGTTAGTAATTACGCTTTGATTTCCCCCGTTTCGGGGTCAACATTCGCGGGTACTTCGTTTCCCTTTGTAGCACGCTTGGCAGCTGCTGTGGCTTTGGCTTTCGTTTCCTCGGCTTTGCGCTTTGCTTCCTCTGCCTGCTTGCGTTCCTCTACGGGCTTCACGAAGGCTTCCTGCACGGTTGTAGAACCTTCCTTGATAGCGTTCCAAAGTCCCTTCAACTCAAATAGCAAGTTCTTGTCGATTTCCTCAATCTTGCTGATTTCGAAGAGTTCAAAAATCATCTTCTCGGTTACTCCTGCTTTCGCGAAGTTTGCAAGGCAGTTCTGACGGCTTGTTTCAAGGTCGATTGCTTGACCGAGTGCCACCTGCTTAACTTCTGCAATGACCTTCTTTGTTACCGCCTTCGGTACGACTTTCAGAACCGCGTTGCGGAAAGCGATTGCAGATGCAGCGTTACCCGTTACCACCTGCATATCCTCCGAATAGGTGCGACCGTTGCGGTCAGTGATGCGACGCTTCACCTCTACTGATACAGCAACATTGGTTTCCAGGTCGTGGCAAATACCCTGCGCGGTGATTGTCTTGCCATCGTTGCCGATGATGCGTGTCTGAACTCGAAGATTGCCCCACGCTCCGGCAATGATTTCTGCCATTCTGACTGACAAGCCCTCAATGGCTGAACCTCCGTTGTCCCCGTTGCGGCGAAGTACATAGAAGCACTCCGAAGCGGTTTCAACATCCATTGTCGCATAGGTTGCGATTTGGTTCAAGACCTTCGGCAGTTCGCGGGGGTACTGCTTCGCTGTTGATACCTGCATATCAACCTCGCTTCGGTTGATTGCTTGAAGCATTTCTGCTTGTTGGATTTGAATTACTTCATTCATAGCTGTGCTATTTTAATTGCCTTCTTACAGCTTCCGGCATTGCTTGGTGGGTGTCGGGGAGTCGAACCCCAGCGCGGCGGTGCTTGCATAACCTTGTTGCGCTCCAGCGGCGACGCTTCGCCTGCCACACCCGTTTAGACAAACATTCGATTTACTTCTTCCCAAGAGGAGAAAGCCGGGTCAAGTCCAGCGGTGCGCCAATCTCTGTTTTCCTCGGCTTCCTCTTCCTCTATGGCTTCATCATATCGAGATTGCAGGTCGTCAATCTCTTCTTGGAGGTAGGAAAGGAACTCGGCTTTGCTGTCGTCCGTGTTGTATTCGTCTTGAATTTCCGCTTCTGACATTTTCTCTACCGCCTCATATTCGGCTTTCAGATCGTCAAGTTCCTTCCCTAATTTGTAGCTGCTCATAACTGCGCCCTCCAAAATCTTAAAATTTCACTACCGAGATAAAATTTGCGGGCTGTCTGACGGCGAAAGCCACACTTGATTAACCCTTGTTCTGTGTACTTGCGTAGGCTGTTGCGATGTATTCCGAGAACCGCCGAAGTTTCCGTTACTGAATATCTCCCTGCCACGCTTACATTCGGCTCTATTGCTGTTATCATACCTCGTCCTCTTCTTCCTTGTTTATATCCTCGGCAGGCACCGTTTCCTCTTCTTTCAACTCACGCCAAGCAATCTTCAACAGACACCAGGAAATGACCGTCATTGCTGCGAAACATAGCGCGTAGAATACCGCTGAATTTTGAACGAATGTTCTAACAAGGTTGAAGAGCGAAAAGAATACGAATAACGCTGCTGCACCTACTTGAAACCACTTCTCAATTTTGTCCATTATATCCATAACTCAATAAATTAAAAGGTTTATTACTTTGGTTGTGTTGTGTAAAGTCCGTTCTGTACGATGATATGCTTTACGCCCGGTACGGTCATTCCAACCGACTGCGCGATTGCTCCGAAAATTCGGTGCGGGGCCACATTGGGCTGCTTGTTTGAAAGGTCGAGAAACATTGCGCATATCTTCTGATGTTTCTCTTCTCTTGCCTTTTCAATTGGAGTTCTTAAATCAGTCATTTTCTTGTTCTTTAATTATTTGTTTATAGCCGGGTTGCCGTAGTTTGCTACATTGTTCATTATCCACTCATAGTCCGCTTCGGGCAGGTAAGCGCGAACGAAGTTTGTTTTCACTATGAACCAATATCCTTCGCCTTTGCAAGCGTATTGTTTCAATATCGAGAGCAACTGGTCGTAACTCTCTCCGATGAAGTCCGATTTCCAAAATGTTACTTGAAATTTCATTTTTTGCTCAACTTATTAGTTTACATAAATTTTTCTTTGTATTTTTACCGCCGTTTTATAAAATGGTTTCAAAACTTGGTGCAAAAATACAGTATAATACTTGAATAACAAAATTTTTCAAGCAAAAAATTAAGTATAAAACTTAAATTTTTTCTTATATGACTGATAGCGAACGTATTAAGGAGTTTAGAAAATTTACCGGATTGAATTTCAGTAAATTGGCAGAGGAAATCGGATTAAATACGGT